GAAAGAGGCCGGCCGTGGACTGACGAAGAATCCAATATGACTTACTTTCGGCTACGGGACTTCGAAGCGCATCTCCGCAAGAATAAATTTTTTGAATTTAAGTCACACAAGATCGCTCAACGACTACGGGACATCAATGGCAAAAGCACCGTGTTGAAAATAAAAGGACGCGCAGTGCGTGTATGGGAGATACCTGCTTTTGAGTCAGCAGACATCGACCTAAAACCAAGATTTAACCAAGAGGAGTCGCCGTTCTGATGTTAAAAGCAGATGGTTTTGATGAAGCAATTATTGGAGTTGGCCGGCGATGCGGACAACCGACAATCGTTGTATACGACGCTAATAAATGCAGGGAAATATTACAGAAACAACTTAAATCTGACGTAGTAGAAGATGAAATAGTTGCAGACCTTGCAGCGGACGAATATTTCGAGTTTAACGTCGTTGGAACGTGGATGGGCGAAGACACACCAATATTCGTAGAGCCCTTAAATGGGATCGAAGAACTTAACGAGTGGGTAGAAAACAATGAGTAATAACGAAGAACGTGATTTGAAAATATACGACATGCGGGTCAACCGCTACATGACCTTGACTGCGATTGCGAAACGATTGGGACTCTCGCGTGAGAGAGTAAGACAAATCGTGCAGGAGGTGACAAAAAAACTAGGGGAAGACGGGAATGTTTCGGATATTCGGACCACCGGGGACAGGTAAAACAACCACCTTATTAAACATGGTAGACAAAGCGTTTGATGAGGGAGTGCGACCTCAAGACATTGCGTTTTTAGCCTTTACCAGAAAAGCAGCGAACGAGGCAAAGGAACGCGCTTGTGCGCGATTTAACCTCAACCCAAAAGAAGATCTGATTTACTTCAGAACTTTGCACAGTTTAGCGTTGCACCTGACGGGGATTCGTACCGAACAGATCATGCAGAGAGAACATTACAAAGAGTTAAGTCATGCGATTGGCGTCACCTTGATGACTAATAACATTGGCGGTGATGACTTCCTGGATCTTAACAAAGCTACTGATCCGATCCTAAGTATCATTGATCTAGCCCGACTAAAAAAAATACCGCTACGCGAACAATATAACCAGAGCGAAATCGATGAAGTATGGAACACGGTGCACTATGTCAGTGAATCGCTAACTAAATATAAAAAGCTATACAAGCTGTTTGATTTTACAGACATGCTAGAGCTTTTTTCTAAGAAGGCACAATCGTTTAAGTATCGGTTCAAGTTGACCTTTCTTGATGAAGCACAGGACTTATCGCCTTTGCAGTGGGACATCGCACACATTCTGGATGACATGTCCGACAAGATGTACTGCGCGGGTGATGACGATCAAGCTATCTACCGTTGGGCAGGGGCAGATGTGGATCACTTCATTAATCTGGACGGTGGATCAGAAACTCTGCAAACCTCTTTCCGCATACCGGCACAGGTGCATGAGGTAGCGGAAAACATTAGCCGGCGGATCAGTAATCGGTTTCCGAAACAGTACACACCTCGCACGGACAGCGGCTCAGTCAAACGAATCAATTCACTGGACTCGCTTGATATGAGCGAAGGATCTTGGCTTGTTCTTGCACAGTCTGGTTACCATCTGACGCCTATCGCTCACGATCTCAGATCCAGTGGCTACCTGTTCAATTACCGCGGACATCGATCTATCGGCGAAAAGATTGCCGATGCGGTCAATGGTTGGGAGGGTCTGCGTAAAAACAAAGAAATCAGTGGCAAGACGGCGCGTAACATCTATTCATTTATGAGCCTAAAGGAGCGGGTGACTCGTGGTTACAAAAAATTACCGGCACTCAACGATGAGGATTTAGTTGATCTAGATACCTTGATCGCCGACCACGGGCTACTCGCAAATAGAGAAATGATCTGGCACATCGCGATGGACAAGTTGCCGGAACAGGATCGGGCTTACATCATTGCGCTCTTGCGACGTGGAGAGAAGTTCAACGGAGAGCCCCGTATTACAGTGTCCACGATCCACGGGTCAAAGGGTGGCGAAGCAGATAACGTGGTGCTCTTTACCGATTTGTCGCCGGCCGCAGAAAAAGCCGCACGAGATAATCCAGACGATCTACATCGTGTATTTTATGTGGGCGTAACTAGAACCAAAGAAAATTTGTTCATTGTTGAGCCTGAAGATGTATCAAGGAGCTATGAGTTATGACTCGGGACGAGATACTGGATAAAGCGGCCGATCTGATTACGGCGAGCCGTGATGAAGTGTACGGCGATCCGCGTACCAATCATCAACGCATTGCTGATTTATGGTCAGTAATTTTAGGAGTCGATGTGGATGTTGATGAGGTCATCCTTTGTATGATCGCAGTGAAGATGTCCAGACTTATCAAAACGCCAGAACATGAAGATTCGTGGGTAGATATTGCAGGGTATGCCGCTTTGGGTGGAGAAATCACAGGAGAGTAATCGTGAGCTTAGAGATGGCGATGTCGCCACAAAAAACAGAATGGATTCCCCCGTTGGAGCTACCAGACTTGTCAGGCGCAAAACAAATTGCAATTGACGTAGAAACTCGCGACCCAGATCTGAAAAAGATGGGCCCCGGATGGGCGACCGGTAATGGAGAAATCGTTGGTTACGCTATCGCCACCGCTGATTGGTCAGGGTACATCCCTGTAGGACACGAGGGCGGCGGCAATCTGGATAAGCGGATCGTAAGTAAGTGGCTGAAAAAAGTTTTTGAGTTACCGTGCGACAAGATTATGCATAACGCCCAGTACGACGCCGGTTGGATTAAACGAGAGGGTTTCGAGCTCAAGGGCAGACTAATCGATACGATGTTGTTGGGCAGTTTGTTAGATGAAAACAGGTTCAGTTACAGCCTCAACGCTCTGTCCTTTGACCTACTCAACAAAGCAAAATCAGATAAGGAACTTATCGATGCCGCTCGCACCTTTGGATTCGACCCAAAAGCAGAGCTCTGGAAGATGCCGGCCATGTATGTCGGTGCGTATGCAGAGACGGACGCGCAGTTAGCCTTAGAACTTTACAACTATATGAAGGTTGAGATCGGCAAACAGGGGCTGAACAGTATTGTCGATCTGGAGCTACAACTTTTGCCGTGTTTAATTGACATGACGTATCGCGGTGTTCGTGTCGATCAAGATCGAGCAGAACGCACCCGCAACGAGCTCATCAAACGTGAGCAGGTAATTTTACAAAAAATAAAAAAACAGGCAGGGTTTGATGTTGAAATCTGGGCGGCGAGAAGTCTCGCTGAAGCGTTCGACAAAATCGGCATTCCGTATTCTCAGACGGAGAAAGGCAATCCTAGCTTCACGAAGACGTTCTTGTCGGAGCATGAACACCCGTTCGCACGAATGATTGTAGAAGCGCGAGCTCTTAACAAAACTTCAGGGACGTTCATCAATAACATTTTGAAATATTGCAGTGCCGACGGCAGGATTCATGGTCACATCAACCAAAACCGATCTGATTCTGGTGGCACGGTGTCAGGCCGGCTATCAATGAACAATCCTAATCTGCAACAGATACCGGCTCGCGACCCAGAACTGGGGCCGATGATCCGTAGTCTGTTCCTACCGGAAGAAGGCGAGCAGTGGGCAGCAATCGATTTCTCGCAACAGGAACCACGGATCCTAGTGCATTACGCGCACGTCTATGGCAAAGCACGAGGTATCCCGTTGCAGGGAGCGAAAGAGTTTGTGCGTCGATATCACGAAGATCCCGACACCGATTTCCATACAATGGTAGCGGAGATGGCAGACATTGGCCGTAAACAAGCCAAGACCATCAATCTGGGGATGATGTACGGCATGGGTGTCAACAAGCTATCTGAACAGCTAGACATACCGTTGGAAGAGGCGAAGAAATTAATTAACCAGTATCACGACCGCGTACCCTTTGTGAAAGGTTTAATGACGGGTGTCATGAATCGACTGAATGATAAAGAGGCGTCAGGATCCGTGCGCTCGATTCTGGGACGCAGATGTCGTTTTGATTTATGGGAGCCCGATACTTTTTCCATGAACAAGGCGTTGCCGTATCGGGAGGCGGTAAAGGAGTACGGCGAAACGACCCGACTCAAACGAGCCTACACCTACAAAGCGTTGAACAGGTTGATCCAAGCTTCGGCCGCGGACATGACCAAGCAAGCGATGGTCAACTTGTATCAGGCAGGACACTTGCCGCTCGTGCAAATACACGACGAGATTGCTATGTCGGTCACGGATCGCGAACAGGCTTTGGCGTTTGCAAAAATTATGGAAGATGCTGTACCGTTGGAAGTACCCAACAAGTGCGATGTCGAGATCGGCGCGAGTTGGGGTGAGGCGGAGTAAGCGGCCGCCTTATTTTTCATGTTAACTCCCTCATCATGCCGCCCCTCGGGGCGGCTTTTTTATGAGACCCATATGATATTGGTATGGGACTAATACCACATTGGTTTACCTCTAATGCTTGACAATGTCGCATACATGATTTATCATGTCAGATGAGTTGGTAGCCCCAACTCATTGATGTTTAACAATTTAATAGGGGAATATTTATGACCAAGCTACGCAAGTCGAAACTTGACGTTGTCGAACCATCTTACGTCTTAGAAGGAAACGAGTATTTCGTTCTCTCTAGCGAGAGCAATCGGAAGAATCAAAAAGATCGAGAGATCTACCGCAAAGGAATGGCCGCAATGAAGGCCGATGGGTTTGTTGTGCGGGAAAAGTTTAAGACGTTTGCTGAAGCAAGAGAACATGCGAAAAAGGCTAACCAGAAATACGACGCTAAGTTTGGCGTGACGGTTACTGAAGATATTAGTTGGGTGTTCTCAAGTAAAAAATAACCACAGCCGCCCCGAAGGGCGGCACTTTTAATAGGGAAACAATAATGAGCATTACAACCATCAAAATAAATAGAGAGTTAGCGCAAGGCTTAGTATGGGTCTTAGACGAGGGTTCAATTCATATAAGCGAAGACTTGTCTGAAGACAGAAATGGTTTCGATTGGACTGAAGATCAAATTTTTGAGTTGAGTCAAGCAATAATTGACATCAGTAATTGTCTGCGTAACGAAAAGCACTTCAAGGTGACGATCAGTAAAAAATAACCACAGCCGCCTTCGGGCGGCTTTTTTATTAGACTAAAGTATAGGTTGCCATTATCGCATATTAATGGTTTACTTTTCATTGAGGTTGGAGCCACTCCATTTACACAGGGATAACCGCCTGTGAACGGCCGGAAATGCTTACAATAATTGTCCTCGTCGAGGATCAAGTATCACAATTATTGTTAGTCAAAACTGAGGCTCTGTAATCATAAAGGTGTAATTTTCGGAATAGGTAGGCCGTCTCTTAATGCTATTGAGGGGAGACGGCCTTTTTCTTGTAAACTCCTATACTATCGCATATACTCGCAGATAGAACTGAGGGGAGATCGGCTATGGATACGTCAAAATGGAAATCGATTCTCGTACCGCGAGAAATCTACGAAAGTATTAAGGCGACTGCGAAAGAAGAAGGCCGCACGATCTCAGGACAACTGCGCGTGATCTATGAAAGTTATAACGAGAAAACGCCAATTAGCTCCCTAAAAACTACGCACACGATCAAGGGAAACGACGCCGAACCGGTAGATAGTAAGATAAACAAAAAACCGTATAATCCAAAGAAAGATAATCGGCGTAGACAAAGTGTGTATGAGTAGTGAAGAAGACTTAAATCTGAATCCACAGCCCTTCGACGAAACAACTGAAGACGAAATCGACAAGCGATTGACCGCGAACCGTTGCCCACGGTGCGACACTGCTTTATCGTTTATCAAGGATGACGATGGGATCCGTCGTTACTGTATGAACTGTGATATGACGATTGTAGATGTCGAACAAAAACCTGATCTATCAACTGGCGGAACAGGCGGGGATTAAGATTATCCCAGAGCTTGAAACAATTGGTGGACGTGGGTTTTTTGCTAATCATGACGAATTATCTAAATTTGCAAAACTGGTTGCAGACATTGCCAGAAAAGATGAACGTAAAAAGATGTTGACAAAATCCAATAAAGAATTATAGTAAGCCTAGTCAAATATTCCCGTAGTTGACGCAGAAGCCCCGAGGTTGTCCCTATCAGCCTCGGGGCTTTTTTTCATCCCACTGTTGACATGTTTGTTTTTATCGCATAAATTACAATTGTTACATACGGGAGAAAACATCATGCACGAACTATTAAAGAATCAACTCATGGCTCTGGCGACACTGCACAATCAGCAGTCCGCTTCTTTTCAACGTCTGCAAGATCAACTCAGCAAAAAGACTGCGGAAGTCGAAAGATTGAGTCAGCAAATTTTAGAAACCCAGGAACAGTCAGAGCGAGCTATCGTCGAGGTTACCAACGATAAACCTCAACGGGTTCAGATCAATATCATTCAGACCGCCGGATATTCGCCCGATCTTTACACTTGTTTAGATCAGTTTGATGAAC